TGAAGCTGCCCAAAGAGTAATTACTAGTATCACTGCTATAAACCATCCTATTGCTTTAATAATTATCATAGTGAGTCAATTCTTTTTTGTAAATATACTAAAGCTTTTTCTAAATCTTCTTTTTCTGTAGAAATATTTTTCTTACCAGCCCGGGCAACATACTTAATTACATTACCTAGATAGAAGTCTTTGTCTAGTCCCCAAGCTTCTAATACTTGGAATACCTCATATATATTATCCTTGCCGCCATAATACTCCGGCCGGGGTCCTTTATCTGGTTGTAGATTGAGCACTCTATCTGTAACATCAATAAGAGTAGCTCTTATTTTATTATCCTGACTCATGACTTACCACACTATAATTACATCACCTTCATTAAGAACAAGCTTTATACTTCCATCTATTTCTATTCTCTCTACTTGTTCCATGTTAAGTGCTGAGGTTCTTACATATACTTGATCACCTTCCTTTACTTCTTCTACTTTATCGCCTGTGGCATAAACTGTAAGTTTACTCCAAAGCTTAGCAGCCTCTTGCATCATTGCCTCTTCATCCTTAGCTGATAATTCTAGTGCTGACTTTTTTCTTTCAGGTACACTTAATAAAATAGTGCGGCCTCTTAATAACTTAAACGGTTTCATGTTCATTTATTTTTTAGAGTTAATACTTTTACTACTGACATAGATGCATTTAATATCTCACCTAATGCATGGTCAAAAAGCAGGCTTTTCAACGGACCTCTTTCATTCTCATAGTCTTTCTTTAAGATCTCAGCCATCTCAGCTGCTAATAACTTTACTTTAGTTACTGTGGTATCATCTAAGTTATCTGGATCTAATCCCATTAACTGATGTCCAAATGGGATGATCTTGTGCTCAAGTACTTCTGGAGCTTGATCTGGTATAGCATATACCGGTTTCTTTTCACTCATATTGTTGGTTTTAAAAATTTACGCATCATACTTTTGGTTAGTGGTAGTAGAAGATGGTACTTTCTCTACCATAGGAGGATCTTCTGACAAGAGTGTAAACTTAATCTTCTCTAAGATACCTATGATATGTGGATTGCCATAAGCACCCTCATTAACTCTTACCTCCAAACCTCCTTCTGTTTCTGTGATAGAAACAATCACTGTATCTTTTTCCATATCTAATATTTTTAATAGTTCATCATATACCATCCTAGCCTCTAAGTTAGACCCTGTCTTTTCTGCAACAAGCAACCATAACTTTTTCTGTTCTAGTGTCATCTCATATAATAAACTTGATCTGACAAATATATAAATTTTTTTTGTTTAAACTAAAAACCCCGGAAAATTTCCAGGGCTTCTAGCAAATCAAATCAATTATGTTTATCATTTAGTAAAATGAACAGTACAAATATAATAAATTATTCTGTATCATAAAACATTCTTTCAGAATCTTCTGTATTCCATTTTTCATAACCCTCACAATTGTAGTAGTCTTTGTTAACCAGATAGTCAGGTCTCTCAGGAAAAGGCTTAGTAACAAAGCTAGGTTCAGACCACTTAATCCGGTTGTTAGGTTGTAGTGCTATCTGACCATTGTCCAGGAGAATAATATGGTGACTCTTATGTTCTAGTGCATCTTCAGCCAGAGACAAGTCTGTGTTCATATCATTACTACCCCAGTTAATAGTAGCATAGTAGTTTCCTTTGTGGAACTTTTTATCTTTCATATAAACTTCCACTGGAGTATCATAAAGATATGACAGATGTAACAGAGTAAAGTTATAGGAGAAACAATTCCATATCTGTAAGTAGTGAAACGGTAGGTCAGGATCCGGTAGCTTTGGTTCAGTCAGTAATGCATGGGATGGTAACTTATCTCTAAGCACTCCATTGTCTAACAGTACCTGGAACAGTGCAGCTTGTCCCGGCATACATCTAACTGAAATGATAACCCCCGGGGTAAACTCTCCTAAACCCTTAGTGTGTTGATACATGTACTCATTCCTAACATATACCTTCAGTGGAAAAAAATTGTGTTCTATATATGCCATGTAACAAAGATATAAAAAAATCCCGGACTGTAACACCCGGGACTTCTTACCCAGTCCGTTGACCAGGAAACACATATCTGATTACAAAGATACCAGATATTTTGGAATTGCAAATGTTTTATATAAGAGAATGAGGTGACTCCTACATCATGACACCCCGGGCCCGAGCCACAGCTGGTGTACCCCCCATGAATCTGAGAGCAATGACTTGGAATCTGACTGTGAAAAAAGTTTTTTTTACACAGGAAAAAGTTCTCTCTCTGAGAGAAACAACTCAGTACTTACATTAAAATTAATTACTATGAAAAAGATATTGTTATATCTGTTTGCTACAGCTATGCTTGGTAGCTTCAGTGGATTATTAATGAGCATGGGTTCTCATGTATTACTATGTATAGGATTTATGTCCTTATTCTGGGGATGCATGTTAATGCCAATGCTTGGGAGTGCTGATTAGCATTCCCTTTTTTTCTCTTTAACAACTTGTTACTTACTTTAAAAAGTAATTCCCTTGTGTTCGTCCAAGTCCCAATGTTTGCGGGGCCACTGGCATTCCATTGTACACGGACCTTGGGGTTTAGCATTAAGTTGCCTTTAACACTAAACGCTAGTACAAAGTGAGGAGAAAGTGTTGCTTTTTTTTCTTAGTAACATCTTTGTACTCATAGTAAATTAAAATTTATTATTATGATTACTTATGTTATAGTAGATGGTATATTAACCATCAAAGAATACTTAAAGAATGCTAATGCATAGTTTTATTTAGAGAGCCTGTTGTGCTCTCTTTTTTTTCTTGTTAAACATCTTTGTACTAACTGTAAATATTAACCTTTAAAAATTTACGTTATGAACAAGAATTTATCTTTTGGCTATTCTCACTTAGGATTCCACACATTAATTAAGTTAAATGCTAAGATAACTTCAGCTGCTGCTGAGTTACTTACAAAAACTTATGGTGTATGGACCAATGACAATGGCAAGTTTGGTTACAGAATAGAAGGGTGTTTAACCTCTGATAAAGTATATGCTTTCAGACAATCTTTATCTCTTGCTATCTTGGATTACAAAATAGAACAACTAGTTTCAAAGAAACTAAATATTCTAGGTGTACCAAGATATGTAGAGGCAGATTTAGAACAAGTATACTAAATCAGAGAGGGGTAACACCCTTTCTTTTTTCCTGTATAACATCTTAATACTTAAATTAAAATTTAATATTATGAAAAGAGAGAATCTTAAATGGGCTATTGCATCTGTTGCATTAGCCTTTGGTAGTGGATTATTTATAGGCTTTACCTATACATATCAACCAAGAGTAGAATCTCCAATGGGCAACAAGATAGAGTATTATCTTGAGCTACAAGGAGACAATGCTATTGTTGAGAGTAGATATGGTAGAGTATATAAATGCCATCAAGACAGCATTTCAAGTGTATTAAATAAGGACAACCTGTAATGGGTTGTTCTTTTTTTCATCTTGCTCCGCAGCTTAAGCATCTTTATACTTATATGGATAATAATTATTATTATTTAAAACAGCTGTTATGGTTTGGCCTCTACATAACATAAGCTGGTACAAAGCCGCCAACTCCTGTGTAAAAGCAGGAGTTATTATTTTTCTTGTTAAACATCTTAATACTTATATTAAATTGTTCTTGTCCAAGCAGGTAAACACAATCAGTTATACTGAGCGTGTGGATACTATACCAAGATAATGTTATGTGAAGTACAGTAACATATAGAGATTATCAAACTCAAGGATTGCAACCTTGCAAGAACACAACAACTAGTGGGGGCAAACTCTGTGATAGAACTTTATAAGTTCTTAGGGTGCCAGTTATTACACGTGTGTAATTAGGGCGGGTGAAGCCACAGGGTGACATCTCTACCAAAGTGAGAGAACACCTTAGCGGGATGCTAGGGTGTTCATTTTTCTTATTAAACATCTTATAACTTAAGTTAAATTAAATACAATGAATACAATATGTTATATCAGAGAGTGCATCAGGAGAAAAGAGTTTTATCCTGAATGGCTCATAATAAACATAGCAGTAGATGCTATTGTAGTTTATTTAGCATTGAAATATTAGTTCAATGCTTTTTTTTGTAATCTTTAAATCTATATTATATGAAAGCTTTTGGATTATTTAACATGTTTGCATGCTATGCATGTACAATCATGAGTGTTACTAGTGTAGTATATCATACTGCATTTAGTAGAGATTA